GGTTGACCTGGGGCTTTGAGAAATCCATGGCCACGACATCGCCCCACGTCACCACGTGGAACTCGTCATCGAACCAGAGGGTCGGGTAGTCGGGCGCATCGATGAGCGCCTGCCACGCACCGAAGGTTGCGATCAGCGTATCGTCGTGCTTGCCCTCTGTGGCGTTGTAGCTCCCTTTCCCGTCACGCACGAACGTGCGCATCTGATCGCGGAACCGTTCGTTGTGCATCGTGATGTCGTCGTCACGGAGAGCCTTGGCGAAATCGTGGATCATCTTCGGCTTGGTCTTCGGGTCAGTGCGCCAGCCGATCGTCTGATCTCGCTTGCCGTACTTCTGCTTCCCGTAGGACGGCATGCGGAAGAGGCGGGGGTAGTTGGCCTGCTGGGTCAGCCAGGTGATTGGGACCAGTCCCGTGAAGTTGCGCTCCACGGAGATGATGGCTGTCTTGTACCAGTAGCCCAAGTGCTCCAGCAGCTCGCCCATGTACTCAAGGGGGAAGCGGGTCTCCATGGCCGCGACCTCTTCCCTGCGGTTGACGTCCCACACCGAAACGGCGTTGAAGTCACCGTGAGCGAGGCCTTCGGCGGAGTCGAGGAACAGCACGTAGTTGGGCTGACGGATCACGCGGTTCTCTGTGTCGCGCTGCACCTCAGGCAGGCGCCAGATGTTGAGCACGACATCGTCCTGCTCGAATTCATCGAGGGGAACGAACCTCGTCTTGAAGGCGTCCCACTTGTAGCGATACTCGGGAGAGCACCAGTCCTGGCCCTCCAGCAGCGTGTCGCTGATCGCCACGCGGCCCGACTTGGCAAACGCCTCTTCGGCCGAGCTTGGGTACTCCTGGTAGAACAGCCATTCCTGGCCACGATACAGGAGTTGCTTCTCGTCGTACCACTTCTGATCTCGGTCAGGCACGACGTGCCAGGGGAAGAAGACGCCAGTCCACATGCTGTCTGCCATCTCTGAGTCGATCCATCGCTCATGGAACCAGTTGCCCATTCCCTTGGCGGTGGAGAACACGATCATGATTCCGTAGCAAAGAGGCTCAAGCGCGCCGAAGACAGATTCAGCGTCCTGCATGTGAGCGGCTTCATCGAAGATGACGCCGTACACCGAGTCACCACGACCAGCGGCAGCGGTCGAGGCGAGGGACTCAATCTTGGAGTCGTTGTCCCACTCCAATTTCTGAGAGGACTTGTTGACCAGCTCGGGGCCTCGCTCACGCATCCATGCGGGGAGGCGCCAGTAGCCGTAGGCCACTCGGCCGAGGGCCTTCTTTGCGGCGTCTTCTCCTGACGACACAATGAGCCACTGGTGGTCGGAGAAGAAGAACGCCTTGTGGAATGCCTTGGCCACCGCAACGGTGGTGAGGCCGACCTGACGTGCCTTGAGCACGACGATCATCTCTGCCTCATCGAGCACCTTCGCCAGCTCGTGCTGGTAGGTGCGCACGTCGAAGTCGAGGGGTGACGCGCCTGTTTCAGGCACGGGGATCTTCCAGAAGTTGAGACAGAAGTAGGTGAAGTCGTCGCGGCATCGCCGCCACAGAAGCTCCTGCTCGACCTTCTCCTGGTCAACGATGGCCAAGGATTCGCTCCCTTATGCGGAGGTGGATCTCACGACCTTCCTCCTCAGGAATCTCGTACGCATGAGCGATAGCCATGCCAAGGTCGTGCTTGGTGATGTCTGTCTCGCCACACGCACATTCCCACTCAAACTCTTCTGGTTCAGCTTCCATCGCGATCCTTGCTCTTGGTCTCTACGACACGCATGGCCAGCTCCATCAGTTCGTCGCTCGACATCTGAGAGAGGTCGACGCGCTCCTTGCCTTCGTTCTCGTCCTGGCCGACGAAGTACTTGATGAGCGTGTTCGCTGCGGTGACGCCCTGCGGGTCCATGGGTGACATGGCCCTCTGGTAGAGCGAGTCGATGACGTCGGCAGCTCGCGAGACCGTGAAGGCTACGCGTGAGCGCTTCAGGTATTCCCGTCGCACCCAAGGGTCGTGGTCATACTTACGCAGCGTCTCGGAGTTGATACCGAGTTGCGCGGCCAAGTCCTTCTTGAACTTTGGAACGCGACGGTCCGCGGGAACCAGAAGCCACTCGACGTACACGTCCATGCGAGCCACTCTGCCGTCACGCGAAGTCTTGTCGGCCTGGCTGGCTTCAGAAATGGCGTCTGAAATGTCTACGGTCTCGGGGGTGGTTGTCACTTCCATGCGACCTCCAGGTCACTCACGGTCTCGATGTTTTCGAGCGCCCGACGAAACGCTGCGACGTCGCGGCCCAGTTGGGACTTGCGGACTTGCTCCTCATAGAGGGTCCGCTGGATCTCGTATTGGACGTTGGCTGTTCGTTCAGCGTTCCACCATTCCATGAAGGGTTCGACCTTGAACGCCACCGTGTACTTGGCGCCGCACTCGTGACAGACGAAGTTGCCCATCAGATCGCCGCCCGAAGGGGTCGGCGTCAGGAACGGCGCGAAGCATTGGGCACCGTGTAGGATGCCGCACTGCTCGCATTGCACTTGGGGGGTTCGGTTCTGATCCTCCATGTACCTTTTAGAGGTTCGCGTTAATTGCTCCGAGCAATCTTGCGGCCTTCAGCTCGAACGCCTCGACTGCGACGCAGTTCAGGCACAGGACACGAGCGGCCTTCGCTCGGTCATGAATGGACTTCCAGCCGCCATCGTCGTAGGCGATCTTGCTGGGGGTCTTGCCCTTGATGAGGTGACGGAGGGCGTTGGCGTGCTCGGCGTAACCGCAGCGAGCACAGCCCCGTTCCTTGAGGTCCTTCCTGATCCAGTTGATCTTGCGACCAACGCGGATAGACTTGCTCTTGTCGACCAGTGTGCTCACGTTACCTCCAGGCTTCACTTATTGCCGCTTGGCGTTAACGTGTGGGTCCAAGAGGGACCCCGACGGAAACCCCGAAGGGGTTTCCTAGGGGGTCCCTCTCTTCGGGAGCTACCACTCCCTCAGACAAGCGGGCAGAGGGGTGGGAACAAGCGACCTCCTCTCGTCCTGACCAGGGTCAGGCGTTGGGCAGGCCGACAGGGGTCTCCATGGGGAATCGTGAGATGACACTGGGACCCCGCGAGCGCAGAAACGCTCTTGGGGGGCTACTCCCCCCGCGATATGCGGGGTCCTGGTCCCGAAACGCCTGGTAACTGTGTGGACAGGTCATTCTTACCGCCAGCGCTGGGCGATGGGGGGCAGTAGGGGGGGGGCTTCGTTTTTGAGAAGACCTAGTGTGACTGTCTGTGTCAGAGGGCCTCTGAATACAGCATCGCTCTACCCATCATGGTGGATGGGGAGTGCGCCCCCACGAAGGGAGGCGATGGGCAACGAGAAGAGGCGCCCCCGAAGAGGCGCCCCTGTCTGTGTTGGTGTGAGGTGTGGTCAGTCGATGGCGTGCCAAGCACACCAGGGATCGACAATGGTTGTGTCCTCGTTGACGTGCATACAGGTGCAGAGTTTGACGCTCATGCTTCAGTCCAGCACGTGGACAGGTGGACTCGCATCGCAAACGCTGCCGCATCCTCGACGTGGAGGAATCGGGAGACGTTCACCTGTTCGGGCGTGTCGACGTGTGCCCAGTGAACCTCGTGGACAAACTCGGTCACAGTCCGAACACCTCGGTTGCGATGTCGGCGCCTGTCACACCACGAACGCTCACGGCGTCGCTAGGTGCCTTGCGAACCTTGACGGTGTAGCCTTCGGTGTCCCCGCCAGCCTTCCGAAGCGCTCGTGTGATGCGCACAATGCGCCGCTCGGGATTCGAGCCTTCGAGACCAACGAGATTCTTTCCGAGTACGTGGAGCACGATACGTGATCCAGCCTTGTCGGCTGCTTGCGTCGTGAGTGACGCTGTGACTGTGGTGACGCTCATTTCGAGTGTCCTTCCGTCGATTGCTGCCACCTTCTCACGGATCACAAACGGTGTCAATGACTATCTTGGATCTAGTCACCTCACCTCACGACACCCACGTGTCGACGTGTGGTGCGCACGTCACTCGCCTGTGTGCGTGCCTGGCTGCGCCTGCCCGCTACACGCAAGGCAAGCTCCCATTCCTGGGAAGAAATCCCTTGACATCGACATCGATTCA